ACTTTGTATGCTGTTGGCATGAAACTCCTTCAGTAAAGGTACGCCTAGGTTAATTGGTACAAGCCCTGTATGTGGGTTAAAGTGTACCTCATGAATTTGGTGCATAAATCGGTATCTCAGGGCGGAAATTTATCGCCCCTTATAGTGCCCCACAACCTGCCTGATAATACAGGCATTATGAACCCCTCCATCTTTATCGACGACGATGGCGATATCCTGGTCAATGTCCGATGTGTTAATTATACCCTCTATATCTCGGAAGAGGATGAGCGATTCTTCAGTCCATGGGGGCCACTTACTTATCTACATCCAGAGAAAGACCAGAGGCTCGTCACTTTTAACTATATGTGCCGACTTGATAAGGACCTCAATCTCATCAACTCTACTCAGGTGGAGATGCTCAATCTGCATACTCCTATTTGGGAATTCCACGGATTAGAAGATGCTCGTGTAGTGCGCTGGGAAGGCGACCTCTACATGATTGGTGTGCGTCGTGATACCACGACTAATGGACAAGGTCGTATGGAGTACTCCAAGATTGATTTAGACAAAGACAAGTGGACTGCTAAGGAAGTCTCACGCGTGCGCATGCCCGCGCCCGTGCACGAGGACACCTCTTATTGCGAAAAGAACTGGATGCCCATTCTTGATTTCCCATATCACTTTGTTAAGTGGACGATGCCTACAGAAGTAGTGTTCTCTAATCCTGAGAAGCCAGAGACTTTCCAAGAGTTAACACGAGAAACCCCTACATCTCCTAAAGACCAGCGTGGTGGTTCACACGTCATTCCTTGGGGCGACTTCTACATCTGCTTTACTCACGAAGTAGCGCTATGGCGCAACTATCTCAACCAGAAGGATTCGGTCTATAGACATCGTCTCGTTGTTTGGGATAAAGACTTTAACTTCAAAGGACTGAGTAAAGAGTTTGCATTTATGGATGTAAAGATTGAGTTCTGCACAGGCGCTGCAGTCAGAAACGACAATCTACTTGTTAGTTTTTCTGTTGCTGACAACGCCGCATTTATTCTTGAAGTTCCTCACCATGTGGTCAACGGCATGATTACGGAGGCTCTATCGTATGTTGGTTAAAGACCTTGCAATTGATTTGGCTTTTAATACTAAAGACCCTAATAAAAACTTTGCATTAGCAGAGGCTTATGAGAAATTAGACCAACACGCATCTGCTGCTGGATTCTTTTTACGAGCCGCAGACTTTGGTTATAAAACAAACCCATTACTCACCTACACATCTCTACTAAAGATGGCGCTCTGCTTCTCTCGTCAAAAGGACCGTACAGCAACGGTCATGACTACTCTGCATAACGCTATTGCGTTTATGCCATCACGACCAGAGGCGTACTTCTTATTGGCTAGGTTCTATGAACGAAACAGAGACTGGCATAAGGCTTACGCATTTGCTGAATTAGGGCTGCAGTTCGCTATGGTTGCTCATCATGAACCTACGCCTGGATACGTGGAATATAACGGAACATACTGCTTGATGTTTGAGAAGGCTGTAACAGGATGGTGGATTGGGCGCAAAGAAGAAAGTCGTGTTCTTTTCCAGAATCTATTAGATAACTACGAGATGTCTCCTGAGTATGTGTATGGGTGTCTCAATAACATGAAGTTGTTTGCATGATATTTCCTAATTGGTTTAAGGATGTCGAGAAGTACTTTAGACATGTGCCACAAGTTCCACTGAGAGTCTTGCAGATTGGTACCTATACAGGTGATGCCACAGAGTGGCTACTTAATAATCGCACAGTTGAGCGCATCAATGATGTGGATACCTGGCAGGGAAGCGTTGAAGTGGACCACGAATCGATAGACTTCTCTGAAGTAGAGAAGTATTACGATTCCCGTATCACTGATGACCGAGTGACTAAGTTCAAGATGACTAGCGATGAGTTCTTCATCGTCAATGAGATGAGTTATAACTTCATCTACATTGATGGCGACCACACAGCCTCACAGACTGCACTGGATGGTCTCAATGCCTTTAAATGGCTTGAAACAGGCGGTGTAATGGCCTTTGATGACTATCTATGGAACTACAACGGCAATCCCTTCCTAGAGCCTAAGAGAGGCGTAGATGCCGTTCTAGAGGTATGTAGAGGTCAATATGTGCTTATTGAGTCTGGCTATCAAGTTTGGATTAAGAAATGCTAAATAATGCCTGCTTTGAGGTCTTTCATACTGATACTGGAAATGAAATAAGAAATAAAACATATGAAAGTATTTTAAATCGGCTCAATTTTATGCCTAGATTGGGCTCACCTACTCAGTACCTAAATACTGCTGACAAGGTGCAGGACTTTATGGACAAGCACCCAGACTTTAGAGTAAACACTGTAGAAGATTACGCACAGCCAGGTGAGACCTTCCCTCCATCTGCTGGAGTAGTGGGGGTATGGGCTAGTAACTGGCTGGCCTTTAAGAACTTTCTCGATACAGACAAGGACGTACTCTTTATCTTTGAAGACGATGTACAGATAAGCAAGAATTTTCAGGTCATTACAAACTTTTATATGAGAGAACTAATGCCTACTTGGGATTTCTTCTCGGTGTTTGTTCCAGATGACTCTCTATTTGCCTATAACGAAGAACAGCACGATGTTTATGAAACTCATGTGTGTCGTTCTTACCAACAATGGTCCTGCGCTGCTTATGCAGTCAGTAGACGTGGTGCAGAAAAGGCGCTAAAAGATGTAGCCACACGTGGAATAACTGCTCCAATAGATTGGTACGTGTTTAACTTTAGAATGAAGCAAGAGGCAGACCAGATAAGATTTGCTACTTATACACTCAAGCCAAATGTCTACAGGCCAGTCAAGTTTAATTTAGAAGCAGCACGCAACAGTCAAATTCACTGGGGCAGTACTGAAGTACTACATACCGCCTAGCATCAAAATATCTGGAACTGTTCCAGTTGCTGGAGTACCTGTAGTTCCCTGCGTACCTTGAGAACCTGTAGTTCCTAAAGTTCCCTGTGTACCTTGGGTTCCTTGCGCACCAACAGTTCCTTGCGCACCTTGAGTTCCCTGTGCACCGTTAGAACCTACGAAACCTGCAGTACCTTGGGTTCCCTGTGTACCCTGCGTTCCCTGTGTACCTTGCGCACCGTTTGAACCAACAAAACCTGCAGAACCCTGAGTTCCTTGAGTTCCTTGTGCACCTACGTCACCAGTTCTAGCAAAGGTAAGGAGAACAGCATCTTCATCAGTGAATGAACCATTTCCTGACACATAACCAACGGCTACTTCAAAATATGTTGCGTTGTCAGTAAGGCTGCTGATTGTGTAGAGAGCGTATGTATTTGCGTCAGACTTCTTAGAGATTCTTACGTGACCCTTGATAGTGGATGTAGAGTCATCAATCGTCTGTAGGTAAGGGTGAATATCTACAGAAGCAGCATTTATGTCGTCAATTGCTAAAGCGGTTGCTGAAGAAAGCGCAGCATTATTTAGGCGGATATATGTGTTGCCTGGGTCTGCCATTGTGTACACGGCATCGTAGTTATACTCAAATGTAATACCGCCAAAGTTACCTTCTTTACCTTGGGCGCCTTGAGTTCCTAACGAACCTTGAGTGCCTTGTACGCCTTGCGTACCTTGGGTTCCTTGCGTGCCCTGAGTTCCTTGCGCACCAGTGTCTCCTAAAGTTCCCTGTACGCCCTGAGTGCCTTGAGTTCCCTGTGTACCTTGGGTTCCTTGGGTTCCTTGCGAACCAGTAGCACCAGTAGAACCTAATGTTCCCTGAGTTCCCTGTGTACCTTGCGCTCCAGTATCTCCCAAAGTTCCTTGAGTACCTTGCGTGCCCTGTACACCCTGAGTTCCTTGAGTGCCCTGGGTACCTTGAGTTCCCTGTGCACCAGTTTCACCAATAATTCCTTGTACACCTTGAACACCCTGTACTCCTTGAGTTCCTTGAACGCCTTGAGTTCCTTGTGTGCCTTGAATACCTTGTAATCCGCCATAAGCGAGTGAGTTCCAAGCAGTAGAGCCATTACCAATCTTTAATTTCCCAGTATCGGTTTCAATACCAACTTCACCAGCAGCAAGTGTTGGGTTGTTAGTACTCCAGTTTGTCGCTGTTCCACGACGTAACTTGATTGTGACTGCCATTAGATTACTCCTCCGCCCTCATATGAACTTGTATAGGTATCGCTACCGCCTGCTTCATCGCCACCATCAGCAACAGCAGTGTAAGCATCACTGCCACTTACTTCATCTCCACCTTCGATTATGTCATAAGAAGGTGTAGTAGCAATTTCTGTCCAAAGTACTCCGTCAAAAACATA